TTGAACCACCGCCTCCTGCTACCACTAAATAATTAACAGGAATTAATGTTTTACCACCACGACCATAGCCGCCTTTTGAACCTGCTCCAAATGAACCTATGATAGGCATCTTTCTATAGTCCTCCTACTATGCAAATTGTGTTTGTGACGCCAAAACTGTAAATGTTGCATCTGCAGTTTTAATAACTGTATATGTGTATACATCAAGGGAGTTAGTATTTCCACTTGTTGGTGCTGAACCACCTTGCCATTCTGGAGTAACTGAGCTACCATCAACTTGTACAGCTGAGTTATAGTATGCAGTTCCACCTTGTTTTACAATATGAGCAACGGTTGTTGATTCGCCAGTATCCATAATACTATTTAAAGTATTAGATCCATCACCTCTAATATTTAATGTCCAGTTTCCTGAAGCATCTGTAGTAAAGTTCCATACAGCTTGAGTTAAAACATCGTAGTTGACTGTTCCTGTTGCAGCAGTAGCTTCTGTAGTAACTTTTTCAGCTAATTGTTGAATTTTACCTCCGCCATTAAAAGTTACTCTACCAGCAACTCCATTAGGAGATAAAAGAATATCAGCATTAGCTGTTGTTGAAGCTATATTAGGATTAGATCCAGCAATTGAAATTGTATTTGCAGTGGTATTTAAATTTGTACCAGAAACATTTCCAGTTGAAATTACTGCTGAACCATTTATATTTGTACCAGCGACATTTCCTGAAGAAGTTACAGAAGTCATAGCTATATCACCTAAATCAGCCATTACATCAACCATAGTAGTTCCATCAGTATAAACTAATGTTTTAGCTCCTTGTTTAAGGACTACACCAGTTCCACCTGTTGGACCAAAAGTTAAAGTTTGTGAACCACTTGTATTATTAAATACAATATATTTAGTTTCTACTGCATCAGTAAATACATTAATATCTCCTGTTAAAGCACCTGTAAATTCTAATATTGCATTATGTACTTGGTCATCTGTTGAAGAATCATCTGTATTAGATGTAGAATTATTTGAAGTTAAAGTAACGTTTGCAGAACCTGCAACATCAACTGATTGATAACCTTTTACTGATGAATCAATTCTATTAAAAACATAATTAACTAGATTACCCCAAGTTCCTGAGTTTTCTCCAGAAGCTTGTCTTTCTAATTTTAATCTCGATGTATAACTTGATGGCATAATTTTTTATACTCCATATTTTAAATAATGTAAATAATATATATTTGTCATCATTTGTCTAGTGAATATTAGTCCAAGTTTCAGTAATATTACCTCTAATTGGATCCCAAAATTTAAGCGTTGTAACATTAGCATTTGCTCTATTTCCTTCAATAGATATAAAGTTTTCAGAATTAGGTACTATATCAGCAACTGTAATAGTTACTCCATTTCCAGTTATAGATAATATTTGTTCAGTACTTATAGTAATTGTATTAGCTGTAGTTGTTAATTCTTCTCCAGTAATAGGTATTATATTTTCAGAAGTAGTTGTAACTGTTCCTAAATTAGCAGATAAAGGAAATCCAGTTATATTTAAGAAACTAGCTAGACCTATAACTATACCATCATTATTAAGTTCTACATTAGCTTCTAAAGTAGGAGTACTGATAGTAATAGATCCGTCAGCTAATACAGCAAAAGTATTAACAGTTGCAGATAATAATTCTTCTCCAGTTATAATTAGAGAAGCTGTACCAGTTACAGTTTCTTCACCTTGAGATGTAATTAATTCTTCACCACTAATGGTAATAGGAGCACTAGCTGTAACAGTTATATTATTAGCAGTAGTAGTTAATTCACCTGCTGTAGTTGTTGAAAATACATTACCATTACCAGTTAATACAAAACCTAAACTAGAATTCCATTCTCCAACATTCCATTCTTCTCTTCCCCAACCAAAACCTAAATTTAAATCAGTAGTTAGTTGTCCAGCTGTAGTTAAAGATACAAATTGATCTGGAGCTTGATTCCATGAAGCTGATGAATAAGTTCCTCTACTCCATCCAGCTCTTATTTCTGCATTAGCAATTACATCACCTACAGATGTAGTAACAGATTGACCTGTTAATACTGCCCCAACTGCAGCATCGTTCCAAGAACCTAAGTTCCAATCACCTTGGCTCCATGTACTTGCCATAAGGACTTCCTCCTTATGCTATTCTAATTAAGCCGTTAGTAGCGTCTGCGTTAGGAAACTGTAACTCAAATGTACCGTTAGTAGATGTTTTAACTCCACCGAAATCTAAAACTGCAATAGAAGAATTACTATTATTTGCATTATAAATTAATGCAGCTTGAGCTGAAATAGTTGCGTTTGCAAAAGAAACGTTGTCAGCATCAAAAATAGCAGTTGTTCCATCAGTAGAAATAGTAACATTAGTTAAAGTAGCACCACCAGTTGTGTAATTAGTACCGCTATTAGAAATTTCATTAGCAGTAATATATGCAGTAGTGTTTTCGTTAAGAGTTGCAGTGTTGTCGTAAAGTGCACACTTTAATGTCTGAGCTTCTAAGTTTCCGCCAGGCGACATTAAGTCTTGTTTAAACGACACTGTAATCGCTTGAGATATTGCCATATTTATTGTCCTCCAGTTAATGTGTTTTCGCCTAGTGGACTACCTGGAAACTTGTAGTCAGTTCTTCTGTTTCTACGAGCTTCGTTATTAATAGCAGCCACACTTTCGACATACTTTTGTTTGTATATATTATAGTCTTCCATGTTCTTTGTAAAGAGATTTGCTTCAGATAAACAACCATATAATAAAGCATCAGAAGCATTTTCAGTATACCAATTAGTAGTGTTAGTATTAGATAATGGATTAATTCTTCCTTGGTAACCTAACTCCATAGTATATATAGCATCTGGTGTTGGAGCTAAATATAATGTAGTATCATCAAAATTAGCAAAATATCTAGGCTGACCAGTTAAAGAAGCATCAGGCCAGTATTCCTGTAAATATTCTAATGGTTTAATTTCTAAAAATACTCTATTACTATCACTATCAATTATATTTAAGTAATTTAAAAGCATAGGCTCAATTGCTGATGGAAGAGTTATAAATCTATCTCCTATAGAAGTAGAAGAAGTTACATTTTGATTAAATCCAGTAGGATCAATTTCTCTAGATAATTTTTGTTGAGTATTACCAATAAAGGTATCTAACTGTGCTGTAAAATCAGTTCCTGTATTTTCTGCCCATACTTGAATATCATTCTTTAGGCTGCTGTACGTCATTGGCATTTGGCTCTACTCCTTCAATTTTAAACTTAGTCCATACATGACCTCTAAATGCATATGTACCATAATGCGTAAGAGGACTATGTAGATCAGCATATATCTTTCCACCGATTTTTTGCCATAATCTGCAAAAAGCATAATCTTCTGATAAATATCTATTACTTTTTTCATCAATAATACAGTCAAAAAATGCATAACAATTGTCACTACTAAATCTTTCATTATTTATTATTTGATCGCTAGTATATTTAAGATTAGGATAAGCTTCTATCATTTTATAAAATACTTCTTTTTTAATACACATAAAACCAGTTGCAGCATCTAATACTTCGGTAAATCCATTTTTTACTTCTATATTTAATGGATTAACGAAATTCAAATTGTACCCTAAAGCTTTTTGTTCTAAATTTTCAAAATCATTTTTTTCAGCATAAGATTTAACAGTATTCCAATCTACTGATTTTCTAGGATATATTCCACAAGCTACGTCATAATCACTTTCTAATAATCTCATTATAGCTTCTCCACCAAAACCTATATCGCTGTCTATAAACATTAAATGTGTAAATCTATTTGGATCTTTTTTATCAGCATCTAAAAATTGAGTTACTAAAGTATTTCTAGCTCTGGTAATTAAACTTTCATTTCCCATAGTATTTAAATGTAATTGTATTCCTCTTTTACCAGCTTCGCCTACTGCATTTAAAATACCGTGTAAATATGATTCTGTTAATTGACCGCCATAGCAAGGAGTTGCGATCATAACTCCTAATT